ATTTCTGCCTGACGATAACTTGCAAAGTTTTGTGGAGGATTAAATCTAATATCAAAAATATTACCATCAATATTAATGCCTTTAGTATGTAGATACACTTTAAATTCTGTATCAAACTCATCGTGCATTAAACTTTGAAGTCGTTCGCAGTATTTGTTGAATCGGAGTTCTTGTATATAGGCTGTCCCGACTCGTCCGTCATTAAAGTTGCTTCCTCCATCATCTGACCCAGTAGGAAGATAACTGCTAGGGATCCTAAGAGCTCTAAAGAGTTTATTAGTAAAGTACTTAAGGTCATCGATTTCTCCTAAATTTGTTCCGCCTGGTAAAATTTCAACTTTACTTCCCCTACCTTCTGCGGTTTGTGGGAAAAAGTAATCTTCGTTAATAGATAATGGATTATAACTTGTATCTACAACACTTTGACTTCCGCCCGTTGAACTAGGAATTCTACGTTGATTAACTTCGTTTTTAACACGTTCTACAAAACTCATAGCCAAGTGACTTGGCATATTACCTACATCAATATAGAACACTCTGCGCTCTGGTGCACGTTGTACACGATAGATAATAATAGCGTCTTCTAGTAATTCTTTTTGTTTAAAAACTTTAAAAATACTTTCCATCAAGCTATTTCCAAATGGAAAATTATTATCTAGTCCCTCGCTCATACTAATATGAATAACGTGTCTAGCATCAATTGTATATTGATTTTGAGCTTGACTGAATCTGCTTGAATTAGCATTGGTAGGAAATGATCCAACCATACCTCGTGATCCACCTGCGCCACCTTGACCAGTTCCGTATCCACCGCCGAATGTGCTACCACCGCCTTGTTGATTGCTGGGATTAATAGCTGTTGTAGAAAGTGTTTCTAAATTAGGATTAAAATCACGGATAACATACTGTTCAGGCTTTTTACCTTCACTTTCGTTAACAATAATCTTGTCTACTTTTTGTGGATCTACATACATCCAGGCCTGTGTTTCTGGATCACGGACAAAAAATACATCACCATACTTAAATGCATTACGTACAATTTTAAATATACGTTTATCAAACTTGTTTAATTTTGTCCACTGTTGTAGATATTTTTTAATAATTTTAATTTCAGTAGAAGTTGCTTGTTCTTTAAAGAATACATTAAATGGAGTTCCGTTTTCATCGTTAGATTGTGTGCAAAATTCAGCTAAAATATCTAATGCCGCATTAACTTCGCTGTCCCAATCCATGGTGTCGTACTGACCATATCTCTCTAAACGGTTAGGGTGACCTGAATAAACATCTGGCAAATAGCTAGAATAGTTGGTTCTACTTAATTGCCCACCACCGCCACCTCCGACCATTGCTCCGCTAACAGGACTTAGTTTGCCTGATGTATTCACTGGGGTAAAATAACGTTTCCAACTCATATTATTATGCCATTTCAAATAAATTACCACCTAGTGCTCTAGTAGCATCATAGGTTCTTTTGGTATTTTCTGCAGTCTGTTTTAGTTGTGCTAATATCTGCAAGTTAATAGTATTTAACTGTTGTAATGATTGTGAAAGGCCAGACTGACTTGCAGTATCTATAATTTGTGCCATTTGGCTAGGAGTAATTACAGATTCACCTTCGGCAACATTTAATGTTGCATCTGATTTTTCCCACCAACTTCCTGTCATTCCGATTGTACCGCTGTGTCTTCTGCCGCGACCATATTTTAGGGCATCTTCTGGATTTACAGTTCTATCAGATTGATATTGTTCAAATAACGATGTTTTGCTCCTATCTACCCAACCTGCTATTCCCAACTCTTGTAATCCGTGGCCTCCTAATCGTTGCTTTTGTTGATCAAGCCAATTTTGATATTGTTGTGTCTGTTCTGTAGCTTGTCTTAACATTCTTTGTTGTTGACTTTCTCCAACTCCAGTTTTTTCATAGATCCAATCACTGATAGAATCAATAGCAACCTCAAGGGCTTTCTTTAGATATGGAGTTATAAAATCAACAATTTTTTCAAATGTACTAATTAAAGTAGGTTTTACTTCTTCCCACATTTGAGTAAATGCAGGTTTTACTAACTTCCAAACTTCGGATAATCCTGAACCGATTCGATCAATTGTAGCAAAAATAGCAGCCTTCCAATCTTGATTTGGACCAAAGGCCGCTTTGATAATATCCACAGATTTACTAAGCCAATCTACCACATTAGTAACTGCAACATACAACGGAGATCCTTCTCTTAAATTTGTACTAATAAATTCTACCATTGCTAAACCGATATTTAAAATAGTTGGCATTAATGGTTGAATAGCTTTGTAAACTAAATTCATCATGCTCATGCCTAATATTTTGATTCCTTGTTCAGTAACTCCTAAATTTGCCGCATAACTATTTGCAGATTTTAACTGATCTAATGCTGTTTCTTCTAGTGATTTTTCAACAGTCTTACTACCGTGAATTATATTTCTTCCAGATTGTATTAGTGCCTGAGGTAGCATTTCACCTTGTATTGTTTGTCCTGCTAGACCTAATTGATCGGCAAATTTTACAGATGCTACTGCTGTGTTACCTAATATAGAAGTAATTTGTTTACTCTTATCAGCAGATGACGCAGTAGATGCAAGTATTGATCTAATCTGAGCACCTATTTCTATACTCATTCCGCCGGTAGCAATTGCAATTTTAGTCGAAGCTTCATTTAATGGAGTATCAATTCCTCTGACTTGATTTTTTACTACATCAACTAAGTCTTTTCCTCCAACTGCTGCCGCAGAGGCTAACGCTTCTCTAACTTCTCCAGCTTTTTCTGGACTTAAACTATCGAGATATAATTGCCAAACCTGATCATCTTCGGCCTTACGAACTTCAGCATCAATTTGGTCTCTACGTTTACCTGTAATTTTACTGAGTTCATCTAAGTTAGTCATATAATCAACAGTTAACTTAACCAGTTGATCTGTGGTGGCCGCATTTTGTTTACCTAATACGCCTTGGGCTTTCATCATTCCTGCTAGCATTTCAGATGCTTGTTGAGCAGTATAACCCATTCCAAAAATTATGTTTTGATATCGACTATCCGGGCCTATTAATTTTGCATTAGCATCGACAAATTTGTTAATACCTGCCTGTACATTTAATCCTGCTGATGCAAATACTTCAGAATTTTTACTAACAACAGATTGAAATTCATCCAATGACAAATATGACCTTGCGGCCATTGCTCGAATATCGTCCAAACTTCCGGCAAAGCTAGCACCAGATTCAGTTAAGTTATGGTATACATCTAATAATAGTTCTTGATATTTAATCATGTCAGCAAATAACTGTGCTAGTGTTCCTACTCCTAGAGGAAGTTGATTGAATACTTCAAAGAAATCACTGAATTTAGCTTTGCCCTCTGCGGCCATCTTTGAAAAATCATATAGTTTAGACCCAAGATTTACAAACTGGCCAATTGTACTTCCGATTATATTTCCCAATGTTGAAAAAAGTTCAGAAAGTAAATTACCTGCGCCCTGGAGTGCTTTAAACATTATACCTACAGGCCCTGGTAATCCACTAGATGAGCCTCCAGTTGATCCACTAGATCCTCCTCCCGTTCCAGGAGTAAACTTACTCATTAGACGTTGTAAAGTCAGTAAATTAGCATTCATAGCCTGAGCTACTGCTAATAATTCTGCTAGTGTTGCTTCGGTTGCACCGTTCATAGATTAAAAACCACCATTAAATACATAGATAAATAGTACGTCTATTCATTTATAGTTTATTTATCGGAGAAAAAATATGCAGACCGTTTCAGGAATTCCTCGTAATAACCCATTGGCCAATTATATGCGCCAACCAAAAATTTATATCACATTACCTAGTCAAGGTCAATACTGGACTACGGGTAGTATTGTAATGCCTGAATCAGGAGAATTACCTGTGTTTTCAATGACTGCAAGAGATGAGTTGTTGTTTAAAACACCTGATGCACTAATGAACGGGCAGGCTGTTGTAGATGTTATACAAAGTTGTATTCCTGCTATTAAGAATGCCTGGGACTGTCCTACTATAGATTTAGATACAATTTTAATAGCGATTAGACTAGCAACATATGGTACTAAAATGCCATTCACACATAAAATTCCTGTTATAAATGAAGAAGTAGAATATGACTTAGATCTAGGAATGTTATTAGAACAACAACGAAATAACTATTGGATTGACCAAGTTGTTATTAATCCTGAATTTATTATTTGTGTACGTCCGTTAACATATAAGCATATGACTCAAACTAGTATAAAGAGTTTTGAAACAACTAGAATACTTAATATGGTCAACGACAATAATATACCTGATGATAAAAAATTAGAAATGTTTAATACCAGCTTTAATAATTTAACCAAAGTAACTATTGATTTATTATCTGAAAGTGTGTATAAAGTTATAACTGCTGATTCCGAAGTCACCGATAAAAAATATATCAAAGAATTTGTTGCCAATGCTGACAAGGATATTTTTGAACAGGTACAAAAACATCTCAACGAAATGAAAAATCACAATGATCTTAAACCTTTAGAATTTTCAACTTCTCCAGAACAACAAGAGCAAGGCGCACCTGCTACCTACAGCATTCCTATTAATTTCAACGATTCTGATTTTTTCGGATGAGGCTTTTGACATTATCTTTGTCAGAAATTGAAGAAGAAATTAAAAAAATTGACAATGAGTCAAAAGCCTTAAGAAAAGATATCTATAAGTTAGCTTGGTTTATGCGCGGTTCTGTTAGTATAGAACAAGCATTTGGAATGGATATAGGAGACAGGAATATAGTCTCCGATTTAATAAAAGAAAATTTAGAAACAACCAAAGAATCGGGCTTACCGTTCTTTTAAATACCTTTGTTTCTTAAACGTTGATCCATTGCCTGGATTGCTGCTTTTAATTGATCAACTTCTTGATCGTTTGAAGATCCTGCGTGAGAAACAGCAGGAGCACCTGCACCGCCTCCTGCTGTTGAGAATGATTGACCTGCTCTAGCTGTATCGTACCCACGTTTAAGTCCGCCTGCTAATGCACCCAATGGACTTGTAACTGCACCTACTGCTGAGGAAGCAACATCACCTACTCCACGTAACCCTGCACCTATACCTTGACCAACACTGCCTATACCCTGTCCTACACCTTTAAGTCCAGTACCTACATTTTTGGCTAAATCACCAGTAGCTGTGGCAACATTACTTAATCCTGGTTGAACTTTCTTTGCTAATTGTCCTGCATAGTTAGTAATAGCGGGAATATTCTGAGCCGCATTAGCCGCCCCTTTTTGTACAACATTGCTAACACTTTGAGCGCCTCGTCCTAAAGCACTTGCTCCAGCTTTCAAGGCATTACCTACGCCTGCTAGATTTAGCTCATTTACTTGATTTTGTTCGATAATAATTAATTCATTGATTTTCATACAGGAAGTCCCAAAGTGATATATTTTTATTTATATACTTAAAGTGAACTACGTTCACTTGCTTTATCGCTATCGCTCAAAGCAACTTATTTAATGTTGATTACTACGAAGTAGTTTAAGTATTATCCAGATTCCTTGGTCACACTTCGCCCGCTCAAGGGCAAAAATGACATTATCCGAGTTCGAACAGTCACTTAGTGTTAGAGCAGTTACAGTGGCGGTTGACCGGTACCACGAGCTCCGTCTTCATTCAACGGCAGTTTAACTATATACACTAACATATAGGTAAACCCAGGGTTTTTCTCCCTTCCTTTTTTGCCTTTTTCTATTATTCAAACAACTAAACCACGGCGAATTTGTGATCTTGGTCCTGTCAAGGATACTAGTTGAGTACTCTTAGCGGCGAGAGGTTTCCGTCCCTGTGATCCAAGATCCAGGTCTAGGGCATCCGAAATTAGCTGATGCTTGCTGATACCGCTTATGAGCCTAATGTTTTCTTGATTATGTGCGAGCCATGTACACGGACTGATATTTGTCCATTATAGTAGTCTGTAGATTCTAATACTTTGCGGTCGAATTGTTCACGGGCCTCAATGTAACTACATTCTGCTTTACTTTTACAGTAATATAATATCTCTCTACTAAAATTGTCTTTGCCTATTAGTGTAACATCTTTAGTTAGTTCGGGACTACTACCGAAGTAGTCTTTCCAGTCACTATCTATTTTGCTACGAATTTTCTTCTTTTTCTTTGTACCGTTTTTTAATTTTATAGTTTTATAAGTGGTTTTAGAGAATTTTGCTAATTTTTTGCCTATGTATTTTCTGTCATTGGTTAAGTTAGTAATAATGTAAACAAATCCTACACAATCTTCTGGTAATTCTTCAACTATTTGTCCTTGGTAAGTCCATTCCATTGATTACTAAATGCCTTAAATATTTTTTGTACCTTTCGGTTTAGGCCCTCTTTTTTGAGGGTTGGCTTTTTTATAAGCCTTTTCTTCTCGTCTTTGTTCTCGAACTAGTCTCAATCGTTCTTGATATGCAAGTCGAGAAATTTTTAACATTTCTTTTTCAAGAGACACCATTGCTCTTAATTGCTTACGTACCTGTAGACCTATATCATAACTGGCCACAGATATAAAACTTTTATGGTAGTTATGCAAATTAACTGCACGTTCTATATATTCTGAATATAGTTCTTTATAACGATCTAAGTACTTATTCGACATAATCAATATCGTTGCTATAATTGGTAAATCCGTTTTCTTTTACAACTCTAAGTACATTATTAACTCGACTTACTAGCTCGTCTTTATGACTAATAAGATATATATTTTTATTTCGTTCTCTGGCCATTTTCTTTAAAACAGCTAATGCACTTTCAACACCCGCACTATCCATACCAGAGTCTACTAATTCATCGATGAATAGTAAGTTTATATTTTGATACAATCCTTCCCAAACATCTCGGAAAGCAAAACTTAGACTTAAGATTAATCGATTGCGCTCGCCGCGTGATAAATTATCAAAATCTAAGTCTTGCCCTAACTGGGTAATTTCTACACTAAGATCATTTTGGAATAACACCTTATGTGGTAATCCTAATGCATCAATATAATGACTTAATCGTTTATTCAAATAGGTTAAATTTTGATCAATAATCTTTTTCCTTATAAAACTATCTTTGTTTGTTAGTAGTTTATATAAAAATTCTTGATGGTCTTTCAATCTAGTTGTTGTATTAATATGATCCCAAGTAATTTCTTGAATAGCAGTATTCTTTAATTCTTCTATTTGCTCTTGATATGGATTGGCTTCGTCAATTTTTGTAATAAGTTCTTTTTCTAAACTAGCAACATTATTTTTATGACCCAATGCTTCAGCTTCGGTATCATAAAATGTCTGCGGTTTATGTGGCTGATCACCTATTTTTTCAAGTTCGTCGCTGATTTTTTGTAGGTCATTGCCTACTTTAGTAGCATAAATTTGTGCTTCGTCTAAATGTTGTTGAGCAATTGACGACATTTCTTCGTGTTTGTGATCGTGAAGTGCTTGCTCGCAAGCTGGACAAGTTTTATCAACAAGTTTTCCTAGCTCATTGGTATACTTGGTCACTGATTTATTGGCCTGAGATAATGCACTTTCTAATGTTGCCTTTTGTTTATTAAGGTTTCTTAGTTCATTAT